TATCATCTCTCAAGAAATCTAAATTATTTGCAAGCGCATATTGAGCCTGTGGCACTAATGCCATAGCTGCATTCAGATTTGTCGTGGGATCATTAGAAACAATACCCGCAGTCAAAGCATTAAGGCGAATACTTTTGCCCATTCCGGGCATATACACTTCTACTGTTGGGAGTCCGCTGTATGGATCATCATAAGTTGATACCATCGTGCGGTATTGATCCGGCTCAAATCCTGCATCTATTGTTTGCTGCCGTTTCCAATCATCTATCGCTTGCAGTTCCCAAAGGTTTAAATTTTGCTGTTGTTGAGCTTTACTAACAGGTGGATCAATATTGCCTGTTATAGAACTGCCGTAATACTGATCGTTAAACGTTGCGGCTGGCGCAGTTTGTTTTGGAAAGTAATTTGCTAATGATTTTCCTGTGGCACGACGAACATCTTCTTCAGAGACGCCATACTGAGCCATCGCTGCTCGCGTCGCTTCTTCGGTTGGTTGAGTCGCCAAAAAGTTGCGAATGTTCTCATCCATCGCCTCTTCGCCGATGCCACCCTGACCTGTTGCATATTGATAAGCAGCAGATGTACTCATGCGTTTGTGCTCGCGTTAAAGGCCCCAACTAAAGCAGATGCCCAATCCTGCCAGTCATCAAAAGCATAGGGATCAGGTGTTGCCTCGTTGGCAAAGACATCAATAGCAATTAATCCAGCAGCCCAAGACTTCCAATCAAGATCAAGAATTGGTATTTGCAACTGATTTGCAGCAAACAACTCACACATGAGCGATGCCCATGAGTCAAAGGTATGAAACCGCGGATCGTAAATTAACGCTACGCTCACGTTGAATAACCTCTTACATCACCCGTATCGGCGTCCACAATGATCTTACCTACTTGGAAGTCACCGCCGGCCATGTTGCTGACAAACTTTAAGCGCAAAATCCTTCTTTGCTCTTTCATGTCAATCTTGCCCGTTCCTGGCGCAAAGGTATACGGTCCCGTAATCTGATCAACTTCATCAGCGTAAGGTCTTCCCACAATGTACAACTCAAGGTTGCCAACCTGAATAAAGTTTGGCTCGACCCGCTCAATGCGTGTCCACTTGTTTTCGCCGACAGGCGAGAAGGTTGCAGGACCACCAGCAACGACACCAAGATCTGATGTCGTAAATGAGCTTTCAATCGCGAGAACCGTTGTTCCTTTGATTTCATCTTTGCCCGTCTCATGCTGCCAAAGCGACATTTGCTGAATCAAAGAGTCAATAGTTATTGCAAAATTCGTTCCGCCGCCGGCAAGAATAGCACTCAAGGTGTCGCCTACGGTATATCCGCTGCCGCGGTCATTGATGACAACTGACCTTACCGCACCACCAATGACTGTAATCGTTGCGTTAGCGCCCGTTCCCGTGCCACCTGTTAGGCTTTCATAGCTGTAAGTGCCGTTTGAATATCCTGATCCAGCATTTGCAATCGACACAAGGTTGATGGAATTGGCTGTGTTAACTTCATACCCTGCTTGGACAGGGAATCTAAAAACTTGCGAGAAGTAACCTGCAGAGCGCTGCGAACCTAGAGCTTGTCCAGTGTCATACCAGGTGTTATCCCTGACGTTGTAGATCACACAGTCAGTGCACTCGGTAGCATCACCCCTCGGATAAAACCACCAAACCTCACCAAAACGCGGAACCTTGGTTGCCCAAACCTTTTGTCGTTGGCTGTAGTTCAAGTTATCAAAGAAGTGGTTTTGATTGAACGTATTAGGAATCTCTTTTGTCACACCGTTGTATAGCAAAAACCGATCAACGCCCGTCCAAAAGTAAATGCCGTCGTACTCAATCACCGCAGAAGACGACAAGAACGATGATTGACTCGTAAGGATGTCATAGCGCCAATAAGTCGGCGCAGCAAAGTTTCCTGTTCCAGGTACACCCAAAGTCTGAGGGTTGAAAGAAACCCTAACCAAACTATCCAAAGACCAAAACAACCCTGACGGTGAGTTTGAGCCACCTCGAACTGGCAAGCCTTGCAGGATCTTCCCTGTTGCCGCATTCACCCGATTAGCATCGGCTGATACCCAGTCATCAATGTCGCCGGCAGAGCAGTTCTGAATGAGTCCGTCATTGCCGTAGACAAAGACATAAGGATGCAAACTAATTACGCCGCCCGAAATGCTTACTTCATTGTCAAAAGTCAAGGTCGTTGTGCTTGATGCTGTGGCGTTTGCGCTCAAGGTAATCGTCGTCGCAACGATGGATGTAACGGTAGTTCCTGCAGCGATCCCATAACCTTTGACTACCTGTCCGGACGCGATCTTTGGATTGATTTCCGTAAGCGTAACGGTCTTTGAACCGCTTGTTGTCGTACAGTTGTCCACTGCAAACAAACCCGCTGCCCAAAGGATGGTTCCCGTTAAGGGTCCGCAAAGCAAGCGCGTATTAATTTCGCTATCAATGTCCTCAAGATCTCTTGAAGGATGGGCTAATAGAAGATTTGTCTGGTATCCCACCGTATCGGTAAACGTATCAAACTGCCATGAGTTTTGATCGCTTGCAGTAAACGGCGAATCAATGGTTGCAATCTGAATAGATAAACCAGAACCAGAGCCGCCAAGATTAGCCGCGGCTGCGGTAAGAAATTCACCCTTGACATACCGTATTCCACCGCTTGTAATCGTGACTGATGTAACCGCAGTTCCCGAGACAACAATGGTTGCCCTTGCACCGATGCCTGTACCTGATGTGCTGTAAATCAGCGGTACGTTGGTATAGGTAGCGTTAGCGTATCCCGTGCCGCCGCTGATGAGCGTTGTTGTGAGGATAGGACCGCCAAAGCTATAGTCTGTAACGCCAGACCCTACGCCGTTATTGTTGACAGGAATCAGTTGAAGTCCGTCGTTGTATCCACTGTAAATGTTATTAAAGAGGTTGCGGACAACGACAAAGATGCCCCTTGATGGTCCAGCAAGGCTATTAACGATCTCGCGGTATCCGCCCATCTTACGCGGACGCGCAAGCTCGCCACCAAACTTTTGAAAGCGCACCCACTTACCATCGGTGTAATACTCTTTATCAAAGATCGTACCGTCCCGCTGGATGCCAGGCCTGGTGTCAAGGGCAAAAACCTTCTTGGTCAAAATGTGCCCCCGTTGACACTATTTGCGCCTTGAATGCCCGCAGATGAACCTGTACCCGTAAATGTGCCAGATTCACCAGAAACTGCGCCTGAAAATGCACCTACGCCCGTCACTGTCATTCCGGTTGTTTCAAATCTTGCTACCTGCGAACCGTTGGCTGTCACGCCAACACCATTTGCGCCCGTACGATAAATTCCGGTATCTGTATCGCCTGTAAACGTAAGAGACGGAGCTGCAGCCGTTCCTGATGCCGTGGTAATTGTCGTTGTGGCCGTAATACCACCTGTAATATCAAGGCTCGTAGCCGTCAAATTTAGTTTTTGCGATCCTAAAATTGAAATCCCAAACTGACCTGCGGTTGGCCTAAAAATACCTGTGTTGGTTTCAAGACTGAAGTATAGTGATGGACTTCCGGCAGACCCATTGATGATGCCAAAAGACGTTCCACCAGCCTGTGTGGTGTTGGCATTGAGGACGTTGGTTCCATCACAGAAAAGCGTTGCCTGACCGCCAGCAGGTACGACGGCTGTACTACCACCAACCACAGCCGTTTTAATCGTCAGTGTTTCTGCGCCAGGCGCACTACATTGATTGCTGACAATGTAAAAATTCACCACCGGAGGAATAATAATATTGACGTTGCCTGATAACGACCCCTGAAAAATCATGATGGTGTTTGATGCTTCAGATGCCGTTAGCGTGTAATCACCGGCTGATACGGTTTTGGTAAGAATATTGAAAGAAAACTGCGTGCTTACACCGTATCCAACCGTAACAAATTCAGACCCTGTAGAGACAACAAATGCCGATTCGCTTGGCTGAAATGATTTTGTTAAAGCACCATCAATTAATTGTGATCCTGGCGCATCAAGAATGAGCGTTCCTGTGCCATTGTTTTTAATAAGCATGAACCAGTTGTTGCCGGCGGTCACTGCGGAAGGAAGGGTCACCGTGGTGGCTCCACCAGCCCAAACATAAGTTTGTGCTCGATCACCCACGACAAATGATTGGCCTGCAACAATGGAAGATACCGGATGACTTTGGTTAAGCGTTAAACCTGAAGCCAACAAACCAGCGCCAGCAAGGGTTGCGGCATCTGCTGACGATGTTCCTGTGCCAAAGGCAAAGTTTGCCCAGGTTCCTGTAGTCGTTGAATTGTTGGTAAGGTAAATATATTTGGATTCACCTGAGGCAATCGCAATGATGGTTCCAGCGCCACCGTAAGTTTTGACTGTAAAGGTATTTGCGCCCGTGTTCTTGATCAGCGCATCTTGACCTGTTGAAACTTGACTGGCAGGCGGCATCCGCAGCTCAAGACCCGCACTTGATGCCGATACATCCATGATCCTTGCTGCAGGCGTTTCGGTGCTCAAATTGCCGTTTATCGGCCACACCAATTGCAAATTAGCATCTAGCGTGATGGATTCGTAAGAAACATCAGTCGGGAGAACTACGTCACCCGTAAATGGACTTGTATAGCTCATGATTAACTATCCGCAGCGATGGCCTGGCGATCAGCGATACGCAGCTTATCCTCAGCCATTAAGGTTTGCATAATTGCATCGTACTGCGCCTGCCATACCGGCGTGCGCTCATCGTTCTTCAGAAACGGCATGGCTTGCAAGAGTGAGCCGTAGAGTAAAGCCTGTGGCGCGTAAACCGTAAACCAGTTCGTTTGGTTCTCTGTGCTTAATGGTGCGACTCTTTCGTAGTACAACACCTCAAAGTTGTAGGCAATCGTCGGTGTTGGCGCTACAAACCAGTGCGTGTAATCGTAATCACAGTAAAACTTAGGAACCCCTGTTTGCGTGGGATCGGGCCAGTACTCTCTCAAGTACTCATACTTTCGTAGTAAAACAGGATAACGCTTACCAGCAACCGTGACATTCATCGAAACTGTTTTGTGCCAGCGAGCCGGTTTATCAATCACAGGATTGCTTGCAATCATCACACTTGATTGGACTGTCAAATTACCCAAGAACTTGATTTGGCTTGCAATGACCTGTTCTGCGAGGCCAATAAACGTAGGAATACGATCAACCGTGGCCGTGTCAGTGCGCTCCAGATACTGCTGGATGTCTGTTACCAGGTTGTTGTAGGTCATTGCATAAGCTGGCATCACCACACCTTCTTTCTAATCGA